CGGTTTCAACAAGGCGGCTTTGATCGAGTTTCAGGTGATTCTACCGGAAGCCTCTATAGAGCTGAACGGTTTTCACTTAGATCCTGACATCTGGTTGCGCCTGTTCGAGGAGAACAAGGTACTGCGGGACCGTCTGAAGGAGGAACTGTTCCGAGAGCTTCCCCATCCGAAAGGTTTGACCAGTCTACCTGGAATGACTGTAGGTTGGAATCTCGGATCTTGGCAACAGAAGCAGGCATCTTTGCGCCTGTTGGGCCTGAATGTTTCGAGTACTCAGGCAGACACGCTGGCTATGCACGTCGCGGAGTTTCCGGTTTTACGGAAGATGATCGAGTACAGCAAGGTATCGAAGCTGTGCACTGCGTTTGGGCCGGACTACCTGAAGCACATTGACCATGTAACCGGACGCATTCATACCAGCTTCTATGGGTTTCTAGCTACTGCTAGGTACTCAAGTTCCGATCCTAACCTCCAGCAGATACCACGTCAGACTAGATACAGGGAAGCATTTGCTGCACCGGCTGGCCGCATGATTGTGACTGCCGACTATTCCCAGATCGAGCTACGTATGATGGCTCAGCTGTCTAAAGATCGTCTGTTGATGGAGGTGTACCGAAAGGGGCTAGATGCTCATCAGCAGACGGCTGCGCTTGTCAACGAGGTAGCTCTGGAAGAAGTCACCAAGGTGATGAGGCAAGGTGCAAAGCCTGTGAACTTCGGTCTCATCTTCGGTATGGGAGCAGCTCGTCTGGTGGAGTACGCCATGTCCGCTTACGGTGTCGTGATGAGCCTGAAGGAAGCGGAGAGGTTCCGTGAGAAGTTCTTCCAGGGGTACGCTGGCGTGAAGAAGTGGCACTACGAGACACTGTCGAACGGGAAACGGACAGGTGTTTCTAGAACAATGTCTGGAAGGATTCGGTACCTGGGGGAAGAGACTTACAGCGAGCATCTGAATACGCCAGTTCAGGGAAGCTGTGCTGACGGCCTGAAGGCTTCGTTACCGATTGTGTACAGGAAGCTCAAGAAGTACGGCGGACGTGCTAAGCTTGTCCATATGGTCCACGATGAGATCGAGATCGAGTCCGGAGATGATCCGGAGGAGCTTGAGTCTATCAAACAGGACTTGGTGGACGGAATGACGGAAGGCATGCAACAATTCCTTCCCGATGTCCCTGTTGTAGTAGATGCTGCATATGGAAAGAGTTGGGCTGAACACTGACGTCCACGTGGACGCTGCATGGTGCTACATGTCGGATACACTACCCCCAGTCCCGGACAAATCAGCTCGTGTGCAGCGCCGGGTCAAGCCGGTCAGCCGAGTGCACGACAAGTTCGAGCGTCTTCGATCCCTTCGGTGCTTCGCGGACGTCAACGAGATGCTCACTACTGGGTGGCCCTTGGCTGAGGTTGCTAAGTACATCCAGAAGACGAAGCACGAGAGCACCGACATCGAAGAGCTGACCCTCATCTACCTCCTGCAAGCCTACCGCAGGAGCCTTCCTCCTACGACTCTGGTTGCCCGCAGGTTGCCCCACGCTTTCCAGAAGGCTAGCCAGGAAGTGCGGGACGGACTCGACGTGCTGGCTGAGATGAGCAAACTCTACGTCATCCAGATGAAGCGCGTAGAGATCGACCACTCTCTAGAGAAGAAGGCTGGGAAGCTCATTCCGTCAGTGAACCAAGAGATTCGTGAGGCTCGTGCCCTGCTGGAGTCTCTACAGAAGCTGAAGATGGATCTAGGTTTGGATGAGCGGCATCTGGGAACGATCCAATTGGACACAGGGGCTACCGGAGAAATCGTCACTCGGTACGGCAAGTCGTCCGTGCGAAGAGTACTAGAGGATCCTCAAGCTAGTCGGAAGGTACTCAGCCTGGCAGAGCGCTTCGTGCAGATCTCCCAAGAGAGAGCAGAGATGGGGGAGCCAATAGAAGACCCGGATGATGATCTGGCAATCGATGTGGAGGAGATAGAAGATCCAGAGTTCGCTCTAGAAGTCCCTCCTGAGGATGAGGCAGAAGACGAGGACCTACTGGATGAAGACGATGACGTGTCTAACGGAGAAGATCCGTGATCCAGAATCAAAAGGGTAGGTCTCACAGCGTTCGGTCCAAAGAGGATCTGTTGGACGAGCTTCGCCGTGACGTCTCCCGTCTGAACCCTGATGAGCTGGAGACGTTCAAGCTGCTGCTGGAGGAGCTTCAGCAGCCGTCTATTCCGGAAGGGGAGCGCATCTTGGATGTGCTTCAGGGTGCTGAGTACGAGCGAGAGCCTGTGGATGTCGAGACCTTCATCATGGATGAGTACTTCCTGGGTAAGACGTGCGCAGGAGTCTATCCAAAGTGGTTGGAGGCTCTGAAGGAGCTGTTCAGTGGTGGGTACAACGAAGCCGTTTTTACAGGCGCGATCGGTACTGGAAAGACCTTCGCCGCCTCTATAGGGGTATGCAGGCTTCTGTACGAGTTGTCTTGCCTACGAGACCCATGCAAGTCCCTTGGGCTTGCTCCTGGATCTACGATAAGCATCGCGAATATGTCTGTCAACGAGACACTGGCTCGCAAGGTTGTATTCGAGAACATAGGAGCTAAGATCAAGGCGAGTCCGTACTTCTCCGAGCACTTCAAATACGAAGACACGCAGAAGGAGATGCGGTTTCCTAAGCATGTTTGGCTGACTGCTCGTGCTACGACGGATCACTCTGTGCTTGGCATGAATCTTATAAGTGCAATTCTGGATGAAACGAACTTCATGCACAAGAACGAGGGAAAGAAAACCTCGGACGGTCGCCGGTACGGCATGGTTGACCAAGCGGAGAGCTTGTACACAGCGATGAAGCGCAGAATGAAGTCCCGCTTCGAGAAGGGTGGCAAACTCCCTGGGATGCTGTTCGTGGTGTCGTCGAAGCAGACCAACGATGACTTCACGGCGCGGAGGATCCGAGAAGCTATCAACGATCCACATGTTCTGGTGCGCGACTTCAGCTTGTGGGACGTGAAACCATCCCACTACTCGGACAAGAAGTTCTTCGTGCTCTGTGGCAACGAGTCGATTCCCAGCCGGGTTTTGGATGAGGGGGAGGAGAGCCGGTACTCCGACGAGCTGACGCCTGAGAACTGTGTACTCATCGAAGTACCGGAGGACTTCCGAGCGGACTTCGAGTCGGATCTTGAAGGTTCCATAAGAGATATCGCTGGTGTGGCTACCGTTTCCGTGAACCCATACATCCAGCGGAGAGACAAGATCAGCGTTGCTCTTCGAACAGACCGCGAGCACCCATTCTCTGTGCTGGTTTACGATCCGTCCCGTGGTGGGTCCTTCATGTGGGATCGATTGGTGGACACCAAGATGGTGCGTGGGGCTTCCGGGATGCAGGAGCCTGCGTGGAAGCCTCGTCTCAACCCAGATGCACCTCGGCACGTTCACATCGACCCCTCTTTGCGCGGAGACGCTACCGGCTTCTGCATGTCTCACATCTCTGGGTACAAGCAGGTTCTTAGGCGGGCCGAAGATGGCAGGCAGTTCGCTGAGCGGGCTCCTGTGTACACTGTGGATCTTGTTCTACAGATCGTTCCTCCGATTGGTGGGGAGATTGTGCTCGGAGAGTTGCGCCACCTGGTCTACGATTTGTCGGCGCACGGGTTTATGATCACGTGTGTTTCGTTGGACTCTTGGAATTCAGCAGATACGATTCAGCAGATGAAGCAGCGTGGGTACCGAGCTGAAGTACAGTCTGTGGACATAACTCCGGAGCCGTACGACAACCTGAAGACAGCGTTGTACGAAGACAGGATCGTTGCTTACGAGTATTCTCCCTTGCAGCGAGAGCTGGAGACTCTACAAGAGGATCGAAGAGGTAACCGTAGGAAGATCGATCACCCTCCCTCAGGATCCAAGGACATTGCTGATGCTTTGGCGGGGTGTCTGTTCACGCTGTCAAAACGGTCTGTGAATCAGCCGTTGCCCATCATCCAACATTCGTCGTATGCTCAGGACCCCTGGATGCCTGAGCAGCAACAGGCTGTGCTGGCTGGTATGCTGGACGCTAGATTGCAGGAAACGCTGCCTCCTATCATGTTCGGTACCTCTCAAGACGATTCATGGGTTACCGGCGGCGGTCGGAAGCAGTGATGATGGAGTTCACATGGGCTGGTTCGGCAACATCGCGGGCAAGATAAGGTCCTGGATCGACAAGGACGAGACCCATGTGCAGCGCCGCGCAGCTCGTGGGGTTACGAACGAGAGGTTCCCTACCCAGCAGAGGGACATATTCGGATACCAGGGGATGGCCGACTGGCTGACCGTAGACAGGGATCTGATGTCCAGATTCCGTGACTACGAGGACATGGATGAGTACCCGGAGATCGCCTCAGCTATCGATATTTTTGCAGATGACGCGACACAGACAGATTCGGTGACCAACAGGACGATGTGGATCACATCGTCGGACAAACGCATCCAAGAGATCCTAGATGACGAGCTGCTTCAGAAGCGCCTCATCATCGACGAGGAGATCTGGGAGATTGCTCGCACACTCGTCAAGTACGGGAACGACTACGAGGAGATACTGCTGGGACCGGACGGAGTGGTCGGGTTCAACTTCCTACCTCCTGCTACTGTTCGCAGAGTAGAAGACTCGAAGGGAAATCTGCTCGGGTTCTTGCAGGACTTCAAGGAACGCTTCCAGGTGGCTCCTGATGAGTTTTTGGCGATGCTGAAGAAGCAGATGGGAGGTAGACCTCCCTCGGAGGATCCTAATGATCCTAACTTCGCCATGGCTGCATTGGAGGACTGGGAGGTCATTCACTTCCGTTTGCGATCGAAGTACCGGCGTTCTGTGTATGGGTTCAGCGTTCTGGAGCCAGCAAGATGGATCTGGAAGCGTCTTACCATTCTGGAGGATACGGCGATTCTGTTCCGTCTCACCAAGGCTGTGGAACGCTTCGCCTTCTACATCGACGTGGGAGACATGCCTCCTGCTGAAGCTCTTGCCTATGTCAATCGTGTCAGGCAGCAGTACAGGAAGAAGAAGTATGTCAACCCTACTACCGGAAAGTTGGAGCTTAGGTTCGATGCAGTTGCTCAGGACGAGGACTTCTTCGTTCCATCGAGAGGCGGGCAAGAGGGAACGCGGATCGATGTTGTAGGTGCTCCACAGTGGCAGCACATGGACGACATCGAGTACTTCCGAGACAAGATGTTCTCTTCTCTCAAGGTTCCAAAGAGCTACCTGGGGCACGAAGCAGGCGTAGCCAGGGCGGTGCTGTCCAGTGAAGATGTTAGGTTTGCTAGGACAGTTTTGCGAGTTCAACGCGAACTGAAGAACGGGATTCGGAAGGTAGGCAAGATCCACCTTATGGCGAAGGGTGTTGATCCTGGGACGACCGACTTCGAAGTGTGGATGACGGTTCCCAGTGCTATCTTCGAACTGGCTCAGCTGGAGGTACGCAACGCCCGTGCGGATCTGGCAGCGCGAATGAACGACTTCGTATCAATGCCTTGGATCCTGAAGAACGTGTTCGGGCTTCCCGGAGAGGATATCGAAGTTATTCTGCGAGAGCGTGGAGAGGATGCGGTGCGAACTTTGGTCGCGCAGGGTAAGGGGGAAGCTGAAGCGCAGAAGCTGATAGCAGCGTCTGTGCCTGCGATGCCGGGAGGTGGGGAAGCAGAGGCAGAAGAGGTTCAGCGGCGTATGGCAGTCATGCAGGAACGCATCCGGAACGAAGCTCACGCACGCGGGTACAGGTCCCTCAGTTTTTCCAAGGAAGAGCTACGTAAGCGAGATCCCCTTGCGGATAGGCGAGCTTCGGATAAACTAGATGCTATCTTGCGCTCGGACAAAGAAATGGCTTCTCGTCTGGATAACGTAGCCAAGCTGCTACGTGACTTGGCGATTACTGCCAGACCTTCTAGGTAGAGCAGTAGACGTCCACTGAAAGAATCCTGTTGACAGTGTTGAACCACCGAATGTACTTTCTAGCTGCATGAGGTTCGGCTCCCAAACCGCATCCTGAACTGCAATAGGCCCAGAAGACCAATGCTCCTAGATCGATTCGTACCCCCAGACGAACTGAAGCGTGTTACCCACGGGAGCTACGAGCGCCTCATCGAGATGCTCGCGGAAGAAGTCGGCAAGGCTTCTGATAGGCTGTTCGGGAGCGCGTGTCAGGTCAAACTCGTATCGACGTATCCGAACTACGCTGTGGTGCTTGCGGAGTCAGGACAGGCTGCTAGGATCCGTTTCGAGACAAGCCGAGAAGGCGTCCCGATGATCGTGTCCCACGAGCCTTACACGTTCCAGAGCGTCAGTCCGAAGGACCCCAAGGCTTTCGTCGAGTCGAGGTCTCAGGAGATCGTGAATGCGCTACTGGAAGGAGATGACGGGCGGGCGTATCTCCGAGCGAAGGAAGTTCTACCGCTGGTAGAGGATCAGAAGGCGGCGGCTCCTGCTGACTTCGTCTGTCTGGTGACTGATCAGCTTGATCGCAAGTGCGCGTGGAAGACTGCGTACGAAGAGAACATCGGGCAGATTCACAAGCGTCTGGGTTCTGAGTTGGGGTTGGCGGATCAGAGCCGAGTCGAAGCCAAGTTCCAGAAGCTCTATGACGGATCGATTCCGGTGGAGCAGCGAACTGGGTACAGTGACTTGGTCCGGTCTGATCTGATCGGAGTCATCGAGTCTTTCGAGAAGATTCGAAACCGTGTGAATGCTCTGTCTGAGAGGTTCTCAGACCTCGCCACGTCTACTCAGGAAGCTGAGAGATCTTTGGCTGGGTTCGCGTTGGACTTCGAAGAGGACATCCAGCGGACTTCCAAGATGCTTCGCGAGGCAGAAGGTCACGTGCTGGATGTTTCAGCCCGTGGACAACTTCACGACGTTGCCTCCAAGGCTATG